TGTACAACGCTACCTATCATCATTTACTGATAACGAATACGATATATCAATTGAAAGCTCATGGCTTACAAGTACACAAAAAGGTGAACACACAACTGTTCATAATCACGGTGGATTTGATATTAGCGGCGTTTATTACTTCCAAACTAACGGAAAAGATGGATCGTTATACTTAATGAACCCTATTACTAGCTTAGTTAGTTCCCACTATTTTAAGCCAGATGAGTGTTTATATTACCATCCTGAAGTGGGCAAACTAGTACTATTCCCTAGCTGGTTATATCACGGGGTAAGACCAAACGACACAGATGATACTAGGATTAGCCTGTCATTTAATGCTAAGATTTCTGTAAAAAGAGGTTGACAACGCCCTATTTCTTTGCTATAATATATACATAAATTAGGCAAACAGATAGAGGCACACATGACATTAGTTGACAAAGCAAAGTTGTACGCTACAGCGGCACACGGTGCTATCGGTCAAATCCGTAAATACACCGGCGAACCTTACGTAACACACCCCATCAGAGTAATGAATCTTGTTAGTACTGTTGTACAAGACGAGAGAGTTTTGGCGGCTGCGTTGTTACACGATGTCATTGAAGATACTCATATCACTAAAGAAGACATCCAGAAAGCATTCGGCGCTGAAGTTGCAGACATGGTTGTTGCGTTAAGTGATCCACCAAAGGTAGAAGGTGGTCCTAATCGTAAAGCACGTAAGGCACAGGACCGTGTTAGACTTAGTCAAGCACCAGCTGATGTACAAACTGTAAAAGTAGCAGACATGATCGACAACACTGAAAGTATTGTTGCACATGATCCTAAGTTTGCAAAATTGTACTTAGAAGAAAAGCGTTTGTTGTTAGAAGTATTAACAGATGCAGATCCTAAGTTGGTTACAATCGCAAAGAACCAGGTGAAGAAATGAGCAAGTTTCGAGAGAGCTTTTTGAAGCCTGCTTATTTCAATCCTAAAGACCATTGGATGGTAGGTGTTGTTTGGCCAGTAACGGGTTCGAAAGATAACGAGTATAGCGTCGAACTAACTAACAAAGGCTTTACTTGTGATTGTACTGGCTTTACATTTAGAGGTAAGTGTAAACATAGTACAGGCATAAACGAAAAAGTTGAAAGGGCAATGAGCTATGACTTTTAAAGATTTAAACTTAATTCCAACACTATCACCGCTAGGTGTACAAGCCATTGTTGACTTTGGCAAATATGAACTTAGCATTATACAGAACAAAATGTCATACGGACATGAGAAAGACTTGTATGAGATTGCTGTATTTGATGGCGATGACCAAGTAGAACTACCAGGCATTACTGAAGCTGGTGATACTATAAAAGGGTACTTGACAGTATTTGATATTGATGCAATATTAAAGAAAATGTACACAATAACAGGCAACGAAGGTAACCAAGTATGAAATACACACCGCAGGAAGATAACCGTAAGTACGATGAAGAAGCAAGAAACTTAATTAGATCGTTAAGCACTGAACGAAAATACGAACTGTATGACATTGTTCTTAAGAAGCAAAAGTGGTCTAACTCTCCCACACGAGACTTGGAACTTGCTGCTGTAGTTAAAGCAATTGAAAGTGCAAGAGATGTAGACTCGTTTCGTTTAACCAAAATCAAAACCGGCTATAAAAGTGACATGGCAGCAAATGCCAATCCTAGAGACGGATATACCAAGCCTGCTAAGAAGAAAGCATAATGTTTGCTAAGTTAAGAGATTGGCTAGACATTTGCAAGGTGCATTGGAAAGAGATCTTTGCAATGAGTTTCATGCTACACTTTGTAATGGATCTATTTATTATCGGACCGTTGTTCTTTTTATTAGGATACTTTTTTGGTATCAGTGTAGAGGCGCATTAAATGCAATACCTTACTGAAGTTACAGTTTGGGACACCCCAGTCCAAAATCATACATACATTATTACAGACGGCGGACACTTGGCCGGCTACATTAAAGCAGGTACTACTGAAGAGATTATCTTTTCAAAGCCGATGAAGCAATGGTCAAAGAGCCGTCGAAAGTTTGTTAAATATGTTGGTAACAAATGGTAGAACTATTCCTTTGGTGCTCCTTCTTTATTGCATGGGCTAGTTATGGCGTAACAGTAATATATAACTTTATTAAACATAATAGAGGTTGACAGTGTAGCCTTCTGGTGCTATAATATACATAACAATTAGGCAAAAGAGGCAACACAATGAGAATGCAACCACAAGAAATAATCAAACATTTAGAAGCTGACAATAGTAAGCTGGCTAAACAAGCAATTCTACTAGAAGCAATGCAAGAAGGACTAGATGAGTTCTTCGAAGGTGTCACAATGGCACTTGATCCAATGGTTACATTTGGTGTTAAGCAAGTACCTGAGCGGTCAGACGTACTTACAGGACAAGGACTTAGCTGGGGGAACTTTAAAGTACTAGCCGAGCAACTACGCAACCGTGAGCTTACAGGACACGCGGCTCGTGATGCCATTGAACTTGCAATGGGCGTTGCTACTACTGAACAGTGGAATGGCTTTTATCGAAGAGTCTTAATCAAAGACTTGCGTTGCGGTATGAGCGAAAAGACTGTTAACAAAGTAGCCAAAGATTTCCCACAATATGCTGTACCTGTGTTCACATGTAGTTTAGCACATGACAGCGCCAAACACGAAAAGAAGATGGTTGGCAAAAAACAAATTGAGATTAAACTGGATGGTGTACGAGTTATTACTATTATCCAAGGCAACAAAGTTGAAATGTTTAGCCGTAATGGAAAACAATTTCATAACTTTGGCCACATTATTAAAGAATTAGAAACTGTGATTAAAGACCATCCTGTGCCGTATCCACTTGTATTAGATGGAGAGGTAATGAGTGCTAACTTCCAAGATCTTATGAAGCAACTTCAACGTAAAGAAACTGTTCAAAATAGTGACGCTGTATTGCATGTGTTTGATACTATTCCACTAGGTTGTTTCAAAGCAGGTAGTTGGGACAAGCCGCAGAGCTTTAGAAGCCTAATTACCAAGCATTGGGTAGACGACCATAAAGACGTCTTAGAGCACGTACAAGCGTTGGACTGGGAAGATGTTGACTTGGACACACCCGAAGGCCAAGAACGCTTTACAGCGTTAAATAAAGCGGCTGTAGACGGTGGTTACGAAGGCGTTATGATTAAAGACATTGATGCACCATACGAATGCAAGCGAACACACGCTTGGCTCAAAGCAAAACCGTTTATCGAAGTGACATTGGAAGTTGTAGATGTTGAAGAAGGTACAGGACGTAACGAAGGTCGACTTGGTGCTATTGTCTGCGAAGGCATGGACGATGAAAGACACATTAAAGTTAATGTTGGCTCCGGGTTTAGCGATCTTAATAGAGATAATTTTTGGGCAGAGAAAGATAGTCTTTTAAAACAACTTGTAGAAGTACGTGCAGACGCAATTACACAGAATCAAGACGGCACATACAGTTTAAGATTTCCAAGATTTAAAACTTTTAGAGGCTTCGAGCCAGGAGAGAAACTATAATGTTTGGATTATTTAAGAAAGACCCGAGAAAGAAACTGCAGACACAATACGAAAAGCTATTGTATGATGCAATGGTACTACAACGGTCGGGCGATATCATGAGTTACTCCACAGTAACCGAAGAAGCAAACGCAGTACTTGACCAAATTAAACAATTAGATGCTGGAGAACCTCATGATGGAAATATTAGCTAACTTATTTGGATTCGGTATACCAATTGCATTTTTCTTATTGAGTTATATAGGAGTACATATAGTGTTTGAGAAAGATGCAAAGAAAACTATTCCTTTAATTTGGGAGAAGGGCGGATTACTCCACAAACTCCTTAATCGTAAAGACTACGAAGTTTTTGATAAGTCTAAAATTAAATACAGAGATGGAGATAACACTTGAAGAAATTTATATACTTCCTTAAATGGAACTTCACTGATATGCAACCGTTTACAAAACGTTACATTGCGTATTTCTCAACAGGTGTCATAGCCGCTGCTACAGTACACGGCGATCTAATTCTTATTGCTCCGGTAGCAATATTCATCGATCTCACAGTCGAACTTGTTCGTTCACGTTATCAAGACTTTAAAGACGAGCAACAAAAAATACTAGACGCACTTTCAGAAAAGTAAATCATGGAAAAACACATTCTGTATACCTTTGCTTTGGGGGATGTAGAAGATCCTGATTTATATGTTTGGCCGGCATTAGCCGAATGGCGCAAAACTTCCAAGGGCAAGTGGGCAATGAAACATGGCACTGAAATAAAATACCACATTTACCCCGATGACCATTCAATGGGATATAAAGTAAAAGTAACAGGCCTGTTCGAAGAGAAGCATTTAACCTATTTAAGATTAATTAGTGCTTGACTTTTTGGCAAAAGGCATATATACTTTTTGTAAATCAATTGGAGATAGAAAGACATGGCTACAGTAGCTGGGATTAAAGTCAAGAAGAAGGCGCAACGAGCAGCACCACGTTTACAGCGAGGAGCAAAGCTAAAGGAGCCAACATGGGACGGATGGGAAGAATGGACAGGTGAAGCAATTCACAGACATCGTCGTTATGTACACTCTTGGTACTACGAGCATTTCAAGTCAGCAGACTTGTATACAAACGTTCCTAAGTGGATGGAGCAAGACGGTTCTTATACTAACGAAGAAATTCGTTGTGTTAAAGTTGCGCCAAATAGTATACTAAGCATTACGGGCGGCATTGTAGCACGTATGGATATGCAAGGCGCTCCTAGAGTAAACAAAAAAGAAGCAGAGCATTGGATAAGTTTACCTGGCACAGGCAACGAGCTAAAGTGTGGTGTTGACAGTTTTCTACGTACAAAGATTAAGGCAGCTATTGCAGAAGGAAGTAAAGTAGTAGTAGAAAAGGCCGAAGAAGAACAAAAAGGTATTACAAAGCCTGTGATAACAATCCAAGATCGCATTTTACTGCAAGCACACGATGCATGCGAAAAGATTGATTATTGGTTAGATGAGTATTCTAACGATCCAAACAAGTTTAAAATTGATGGTTTAGATATTAATGCACACTTTGCAAAGCATAAAGTATCACAAGCACACGCCAGGAAGATTAAAGATATCTATCAAGGCGAACTAGCAGAGATTGTTGAATGGCACAATATGCCTACACCAGGGCAAATGAAGAAGCTAAATGAATACGATCAAGATCAGTGGGAGCAACTTAGAGAAGGTTATTCACATAGATCTAAAAAGCAAATGGCATTGTATCTTAAAGTACTAGAAAAGATAGCAACAGCATGTGACATGGTTATTGAAAGTGCCAAAGTAACACGTAAGCCACGTAAGACAAAAATTTACAGTGCTGAGAAATTAGTACAAAAATTAAAGTTCAAGAAGAAAGACGACAAGTACGGACTTGTAAGTATTAATCCTGCAGACATTATATATGCTAGTGAGCTTTGGGTGTTTAATACTAAGACACGTAAGATTGGCAAGTATGTAGCCGAGTCACCTGATCCACTGAAACAGCAACGTCCAGGTAGTGGGTTGCAAGTTAAAGGTACTTCGATTACAGGGTTTCTAGAAAGTGAAAGCATACAGAAGACAATACGCAAGCCAGAGGACCAATTAAAAGAGTTTAAGAAAGCCGGTAAAGTAGCATTACGTAAGTACATGGAAGACATAAAAACCACCGATACAAAGCTGAACGGGCGCATAAATGCCGAGACAGTACTTCTTAAAGTTATCTGATAAATACTTACATGAAGCAACTAGATCCCAATAAAGTCCGTATCGCTGTAGAAGGACTACCAATTTTAGCAGAAGTTATAAATGCCCTGTCGAGTGTTGATCAAACGCCTGACATGTCTAAACTAGCACTTAACAGTCTTAGTGGTGACTTGATACAGGGCGGAACGATATCAAAGTTTAAAAGTACCGGCATCAAAGACGAGTCCAGCAGGCTAGTTGTTTTTATAAATGATGACGGAATAGTAACTGATACTATCGACGTTGAAACGCTAGTAGGTAATACCAACGTAGCAGGAGACTTACATGTAGACGGCGAAATATATGCCAAAAAACTACATGTTGATGAAGTAACCGCAGACGTTAGGAACGAGCGTTCAGGACCATTAGAGTTTAATGATAAAGATGGAAGCATCTATAACAAAGGACTTTTATGGATTCAAGAAGGCAAGTCTACAAAGCAATTAGTATATAGAGCTAACCCAGATAGACTTTGGAGTAGTGACTCTTTAGACTTACATGCTGAAGCTGCATACTATGTAAACGGCAACTATGTATTAGGCAAAGACTCATTAGGACCAGATGTTAAAACAAGTAGTTTGAAACAGGTTGGTGTACTTAATGAGCTTAATGTTAAAGGCAATGTAGCACTTAGCCAACACTTGTTTTGGAACGCAGACGCAGACCGCTTAGGCTTAGGCACTGACGCACCAAACGGTGCAATAGGTGTTATGGGCTTTGACTCAGAATTTATAATTGACGTTGACCAACCTGAAGTAAGAATAGGTACATACACTGTACATGATTTACATGTTGTTACGGATGACACCTCCCGCATTATTGTGTCGGCTAACGGCAAAGTAAACTTTGGTAACAAAGACACTAGTGATGCTAGAGTAAGCATACACGGCAAACTAGGCGTAGGTGTTAACCAAGTACCGGAGGACGTAAGTCTTTCTGTTGCAGGACCAATAAAGTTTGAAAACAAAAAGTTTCAAACAGGGTCAGACACACCAGTTGATGGACAATACCGCAAAGGTGATATTGTTTGGAACGATGATCCTAAACCAACTAGTTACGTGGGTTGGGTGTGCGTTAGAGAAGGAACACCAGGCGAATGGAAAGCGTTTGGGCAGATTTCGTCCTAGTAAAGTTATAACATAACAAAACAATCCTTCACAGCACCATAAATATTAATGCTAAAGTATGAAACTTTAGAAAGGGAGATTTTATGGAAAACAAAATAGTAAAAAGCACAATAAAACAGGCAAGTTACTGGGCGTACGCCGCATGGACAACACCGTTCATCGCGATGATACTTCTTGTAGGCGAAATATTAATAGGCCACGATTCAATGTATGGCGTAATGGCCATATCAATAGTAGTTACCTTTGTAACAACAAGTGTACTTTGGTGGTGGTGGGCACTACGCAGAATACTGTACATGATTAAAACCACACAGCAAGTAGAACAAAACTTCGAATCGCTAATGGCAGAAATAAGTTCTTTAAGGAAAGATATGGACACAAAAGTCCGTCCAAAAAATAAATAATTGTATGTATGTATTTGGAAATGGCGAAAGCCGAGCAAACATTAATCTCACTGCATTACATGGAACTAAGGTTGGGTGCAATGCCATCGCAAGAGACTTTGATGTAGATCATCTTATATGTGTAGACAAGCGTATGGTTGAAGAAGTATTAGAAAATAATGTTAATCAACACACAGTAGTTTACACACGATATGACTGGTATCCTCGTTATAAGAAACATTGTAACATAAAACAATTACCAGACTTACCATACAAAGGCACTGAAAGATGGGACGAACCCTTTCAGTGGGGGAGTGGTCCATATGCTGTTCTTATTGCTGCGCAAAAGACCAAGAACGAAACAATTCGTTTGATTGGGTTTGACATGTATAGTAATACAGACACAGTTAATAACCTATATAAAGATTCTAGAAACTATGATAGAGCGGACAAACGTGCTGTAGATCCTCGTTACTGGATACATCAAATAGGCAAAGTGTTTGAGTGCTTCCCTCAAAAGCAATTTGTAGTATATAACACACACAATAAATTGCAAAGTATTTGGAATTATCCAAATGTTTCACTTGACACCCTCAACAATTTATAGTATAATAAGTATATTGAACACAGAGGACTTACTACGTCGACCCTCTTTAAATACTCCGCCGTTATCTTATAGGAGAACACATGGCTTATTATAGCACTAAAACATACGGACACAACATCGGATTATCAGCGGTGTTCCGTCAACCTAAAGCAATGCACTCACATTGTCATTTACTACACGGATATAGCTTACAGTTTAAATTTACGTTCGGCTGTAGCGATCTAGATGAGAAAAACTGGGCTGTTGACTTTGGAGGACTTAAACCTCTTAAGGCTTGGCTAGAAGATAGTTTTGATCACAAGACAGCAATTGATATTGCTGATCCGGAACTAGAAACTTTTAAAGCATTAGAAGAAAAAGGTCTAGCAGCAATTAGAACATTCGACGGTGTCGGCTGCGAGAAATTTGCATACCATGCTTGGAAGTTTGCAGACGAACTAATACGTGAAATAAGCGATGGACGTTGTTGGTGCGAGTCAGCTGAATGTGCTGAACACGGTGCAAACAGTGCTATCTACACACCGTATACGGTTCAGAAGCAATCGTTTGATGGCTAAGGTAGACAAAAGTCAGTACACCAAAGAAGAATGGCTTGCGATAAAGGCAGAACGTAGAGAAGCAAAGGCTTCTAAGCACGTAAGCAAACTTCCACAAGACTATTATGTTTTGTGCCTGAAACATGGCACAAAATATTCTAGTGATTATGTTAATAAACTTTATAATATGATCAAACGTAATTGTACTCTTGACTACAAGTTCGCATGCCTAACAGATGATCCACTTGACCTTGATCCTAATATACAAATACTAGACTTACCTAAAGGATTGCCGGGCTGGTGGAATAAGCCGTATATGTTTTCAAAAGACCTGCCTATCAAAGGCACAATACTATACTTGGACTTAGATGTTGTTATAAGTAGCAACGTTGACAAACTGTTAACATGGCAACCTAATCATTGGTGTATAGTAAAAGACTACACAAGAGCAATGCGTCCAGGTTATAAAAAGTATAACAGTTCTGTTGTTAAGTTTAAAACAGGCGAACTAGACTTTGTTTGGGAAACATATAAAAAGGATCCTACAAAGTATCAAAAATTGTTCTTCGGCGACCAAGATTACTTGTACGACATAACGCATAAAACTAAAGGAGCAATGTTGTATCCAGACAGTTGGACTCAAAGTTGGAAGTGGGAAGTAAGAGCTACTAAAGACTTTAAGCCAGGCGGCATTAGAGGACAACGTCAATTTAAAGAAGTTGAATCAGTTGTGCCAAGAATTGAATGTTGCGTATGTGTATTCCACGGAGATCCTAATCCAGAACATTGTCATGATCCATGGGTAATAGAGAATTGGAAATGAAATATATATTTGATGTAGATGGAACACTAACACCTAGTCGCGGACAAATGGATTTAGAATTTAGAATGTTCTTTAATACATTTTGTTTAGTGAATGATGTTTATCTTGTTACAGGCAGTGATAAGCCTAAAACAGTAGAGCAAATTACTGAACCAACCTACAACTTAGCAAAACGTGTGTACAACTGTTCAGGCTGTGATGTGTGGGAAGGTAATACTCACATAAGAGCATCGCATTGGATACTTCCTGAAGATGCACACCAATGGTTGAGTATTAAACTTACAGAGAGTGCTTTTAAAATACGTGCAGGCTTACACTTTGAACATCGCCCTGGCATGGTAAACTACAGTGTAGTAGGTCGTAATGCTAACACAGAAGAACGTGCAAAATACGTAGCATATGATACGCTAGAAGACGAACGTAACAAAATAGCAAAGTCGTTTAACAAATTGTTTCCTGAACTAGAAGCTCGCCCGGGCGGAGAAACAGGTATTGATATTGCTCCAAAGGGAAGTGACAAAAGTCAAATACTTATAGACTTTGACGCAAACGACACAATACGGTTTTATGGCGATAGAATGGATATTGCGGGGAACGACTACCCCTTGAAAAAACAAATCGTTGACAAGGGCATAGGTATATGCTATAATGTAAGCAATTACAAAGAAACTTGGAAACTACTTAATGAACAATCTTAAACGTATAGGCTTTGCATGTAAGTTCATGGATGCGGATCAATCGCAGAAGAAAAAAGTACTAGAAGAAATTCAGCGTCCGCTAAATACTCGTAGCACAACAGTACAATGGCTTAACAGGCAAACTGTTGATGTAGCCGAGCAACGCTTGTGGGACATTATGGTACACAACATTGCCGCATACAAAAGGTTGATAGAATATGTTGGATCACTTGCTCCACAACTTAGAATGGTTAGATTGGGTAGTGATGTACTTCCTGTTTATACCCAGCGTGACTGGAGTTATTTTTGGAAGCGTCCTGACGTTGTTGCGTATGCAGAACGAGAGTTCGCAAAAGTTGGTGCCACGGCAAGAGCCCTCGATGTCCGACTATCGATGCACCCAGGCCAATTTACTGTACTTGCGAGCGACAACCCCGACATTGTAGATAGGAGCATAGAAGAATTTGAATATCACACCGATGTCATCCGCTATATGGGATACGGACAAACATTCCAAGACTTTAAGTGCAATGTACACATATCAGGCCGCCAAGGTCCAGCCGGTATCAGGTCAGCACTCAAACGGTTATCGCCAGAGGCACGAAACACCATCACAATCGAAAATGACGAAAACAAATGGGGCATTGCAGACAGCCTCGAACTTGCAGACGACCTTGCCCTTGTACTTGACATACACCATCACTGGTGCCGTGAAGGTGAGTACATTAAGCCAACCGACGATAGATTTGCTCGCGTAATAGATAGCTGGCGCGGTGTGCGTCCTGCAATACACTACAGCTACAGTAGGACAGAACACTTACCCGAAGGCTATGCACACGACACAATGCTAGACATGCCGGCGCTATTAGAAGCAGGCTACAAGAAAGGCAAACTACGGGCGCACAGTGATTGGTATCCTAATGATAGAGTTAATGACTGGGCATTGTCTTTCTTAGACTATGCAGATATTATGTGCGAGTCAAAGTGCAAGAACTTAGCCAGCATTGATTTATATAAATATTATGACGCAAAGGAACACTATGAACTATTTAAACAAAATGTACAACAGCAAAAACGTGAGCTCGAAAACGCATGAAAACGTATCAACAAAAAATCCTAACCGCGTAGCGGGTGGTCTTAAAGGACAAGGTGTTGATCATTTCGTGATGGTATCAGAAGATGGTTTAGAACAAAGAGTTCCTAGCCATCGCTATGTGAATAGCTTAGAAGAGCAGATAAAAAAACAGCGAGGCGCAATTAACGTTTTAGAACGTAAACTGGCTCGCTGTGAATCTTCTATTAATAAACTAAATTCTTTAAAATCTATTTCTTAGATAGTTTAAGAACTTCGTTTACTAAATCAGCTTTCTTCTTTCTCTTATCAATGTCAACACCATAAGTTGCTAGTGCAAATTCTTCTAACTTTACTTTCGTAAGTTTAGATAAGTCTGCTTTCTTAACTTTTACAGCTTTAACTTCGGTAATCACAGGTTCAATCTTAGGTGCAAATCCTACACCATTTTTCGTAACTGATTTCTTTGCAGGTGTATTAACTACTTCTGGCTCTGCCGTTGTAAAAAGGTTTCGTAACCAACTAAACATTATTATATTCTCCATATTATTATATTCTCTACATTATTTACATAAATACGTTAACAAGGAGACTAATTATGATAGACAAATTAGAATTGAAAAAGATTGATGGACTTAGAATTGACAAGAAACCTTTCCAGCCCATTAGCCTTAAGAAAGATACAAAATTACCCGAAAGTAAAAAGTCTATGAAGACAACAGAAAATGTTAAACCCGGAGGATACAAGTACTAATGAAAAACTGGATTAAAGATAGAATAGAAGAACGTACATCTTGGAACGGAGCAATGCTTATTGCAGTCGGCGTTGTTGTGCTAATTGCAGGACCATTTGCTAAACTAGCAGCATATGCAGCTATTGCATACGGTGCTTGGGCAATTTACTCAAAAGAAGACTAATATTACATGGCTAGAGAATATACATTAACAGTAGAAACATCTGAAAACACAAGAGAAGTACCAGAAGGTGTTGCAAAAGATTTATACAACGCTACTATTACTAACGTTGCAACAGGACAAGTTATTAAAATTATTGATGTTGTAAGCACATACGACAGAGATCAATGGTGCAAAACTGTGTTTGAAAATGCAAAAGAAGGGTTAGACCATGAAGACGGGCCAAGCTGTTGCTATGTTAATGCAAGCTACGTAGTAGACTAAAGTTTACTAACAGGGAGAACAGAACTCGCACTCATATTCCAAACTTGTTTGCGTTCTACTCCCTTTTTTTGTGCAAACCTCTTTGCATCACAATTACTACATACGTGAAAATAATTATTATTCAGCCGTTTAGGATCCATACTTCCTCTAGCACGTTCAAACTCAGTATCACAATTATCACATCTAAACACACAAATAGTCGATGTACGCTTATAAGTATGTTCCTTGCCGGTCTTGCTAGGCCGTACGTGTGTCTTCTTTAGTGTGTAATCTCTTATGAACATATAAGTATTTACATAAAGATTATAGAATAAAGAAATAAATACATATAACAAAAGGACAATCTATGAGCATTTGTACACTAACCGACATAGCAAAGACACAAATTGACACTATCTGCAAAGAAAATGAAAGTTACGCGGTCACGCTAAACTTAAAAGGCGGTGGCTGTGCAGGATTTGAATACGATTGGGCAACATACAAAACTGCCGATGAGTTGCTAGACGATGATACAATAATTTACGGTGTAGAAGGTGCTACGTTTATTGTAGGTGCGGCAAGTTTAATGTACTTATTTGGAACTGAAATAGACTATGTAAAGTCGATAATTGGATCGGCTTTTGAAATTAATAACCCTAATGCACAATCCGCTTGCGGTTGTGGTATTAGTGTAAATTTTAACTTGGATAAAGTTGAAGAGAATGCAATGATAGAGAATGCAATGATAACGGAGCTCACATAAAATGGCAAGACAACAAGTAGATATCGGTGTTGAAGGAAATGATGGAACAGGCGATAGTATACGCGAGTCGTTTCGTAAAACGAATGAAAACTTTCAAGAGATATATGCGGTAGTAGGTAAAGGCGGACAAATTACCTTTACGTTACTTGCTGACACGCCAGATAGCTTAACACCATTTAAAGGTGACGGAGTTGATGCTTATCTGCCAATAGTTTCGCAAGACGGTACTAGCATTGAAGTAAGAAAACTAGGCTCAGATAGTGATGAAAATCCTGCAAATATCGACACAATCAGCGTAAATGTTTCAGAAGCTGGTAAACTAATTTTAAAACTAAATGCTATTTCAGTACAGTCAGATCCAAAGCCTGTACTTGGTGGTCCATTAAATGCTGCTGGCGTTGCTATTGCTAACGTAGGCACATCAACCACAGATGCTAATAACTTTAACAATGTACATGGTACTTCATTTACTACTGATGATCTTGTAATTGATAAAAAGTTTGCAGATAGAAATTACATACGCAGACAAGACCCAGGTGAAACAATTAATGTTCCAGCTGAGCCTACTGACGCTATATCGTTTACAAAAAATATTGATGGTATCCAAGACATAGTAGGCGCCCAAGGCGTTGTACTAGTTCCTGCACACGGATTAACACGTGGTTCAGATGGTGCCGCATACATCTTTAATACAAGTGGCACAGGACTTAACTGGTCAAGAAAAGATCCAACGTCTGGTAATACTATTGCTAGTACAGATACAGACGATAATAATCAGCTAATTTACTCACCATTACAAAACGGCGACACTGTTTATATAGGTGTATTAGATTCTAATAACCTAGGATTTTTTGTAAGTAAAAATGATGCACTACTAGAAGATACAACATTAAGAAACGACAGACGTTACAACTTAACAACAACAGATGCCGCTGCATTATCAATTACTGATGCAGGCTATGATACAGACATTGAAGGCTTTTTCCTAAGCCACCAAGTATTACCACGTGATGCAATTACACGCAGACAAGGTGATACTATGGAAGGCCCACTTACACTACACGATCACCCAGGCGACCTTGCTGGCGCTGGTACTCCAAACGGACTTGCTGATTTACAGGCAGTCTCAAAGTTATATGTTGATAGCCAGTCAACAGAGTCAAGTGCTAATATATTCGTAAGTGCTGTTGGTGATGATGACCAAGACGTTGCGCCTCCAGGTAAGGAAGGTAGTTCATTAGCATATTCATACAGAACAATTGGTGCTGCGGCACGTAAGGCACAAGCAGTACAAATTGCATCACCGTTTGAGCCTGGTCCATATATGCAGGACATATTTACTTCACGGTTAGTTACTGAAGGCGAACCAGCTGTTGTAGAACTTTCACAAGTTACACAAACAGGATTTGCTGTAGGTGCAGGGCTTGGAAGTAGAGCAAACACTAAATCGTTAGTGGCCTCAAACTTAAACTATATTATTGCTGAAGTTGTAGCATGGAAAGATGCACAGATTGCTGCTAAAGCAACTACAACTGTAGGCACTACTAATGTTGTATGGACCAATAGAGTTGTTAATGATAGAGCATTAGAATTAGATCTACGCAAGGGCTTAACAGCTGCATTACTAGATCATGTTGCAGGTACACTTGCACAAAACTTATCAGTAAGAGTTGGTGTTGAATTTTACAATGACGAATATGGCAGATCACAAAACGGATTATTAAAAAACGTATACGCACACTTATTAGAAAGAGCAAGAACTGTAACAGCAAGTGTTATTGTTAATACACCATTTACATCCTTACAAACAATTTATACACAAGACATAATTACATACGGGGCTAATCAACCAGACAGTGACGATTCAGGTTCTGTAACAAGCAATATGACTGTGCAACGTGACATCGTTACTGGCGGCGTATTTTCAGCACCAACAGAAAGAGCTGGTAGTAGATACGAACTATTCTTTAGTAACACAGTAAACGGTATAACACAGGGCAAAGTTGATCAAGGAGATCCTGCTAACAGAGACCTTAGAGTTGGTAAAGTTATTAGAGGTAAAACAAGTGGCGCCATTGGTAAAATTATTAGATACTTCCCAGGCGATGACAATGTTAATAATCCTGGATCAACTGATGACTTAGGCGAACTACAACTTCTTTCAGCACAAGAGTTTACTATCGGTGAACAACTTGAAATGGGTAACATTGTTAACAATAGACAAATTACTGTTAAAATTGAAACTGGTCAATATTTAGAAGACTATCCTATTAAAGTACCTGCTAACGTTTCGTTAGTTGGTGATGAATTTAGACGAGTTATTATTAGACCAAAACCACAAGTATCACAATCACCATGGTCCGGTACATATTTTTATAGAGACAAAGGCTTTGACGGTCTAACAGGTGATAGCGATAGTATAACAGGTGTCGCAGATCCTGGCTTACCTACAGCAGGCGAAGCGTATATCAATCCGTTATCTGGAGCAACAGACGGATACTTTGGTAGACACTATCTATACAATCCAGCACTGCCTAAGAACGTTGATAACGGCGGCAATCTAACTATTACTAACCCAGGTGGGTATCTTGACGCGGCTGTTTTAATTGAAAAGAACAAACAGTTTATTATTGAAGAAAACATTGCGTTTATAACTTTTGCAGAAGATGCTAACGCATCTGGCACACCAGGCTATGATGGCTATGCAAGTTTAGACTGGAACGCAGGCGCAAAAGATAGATATAGAAGAACAATTGGTAGTTTAGTAGATGCAATTGCTGCAGACTTGCGTGAAGGCAAGAGCATCAACGTATTGCATACACAGGGAGCAATATTCTTTGATGGACTAAACTATACAAATGAAGCAATTCCAAGATTCCAAAGTATAATTGCAGCATCAGATGTAATACAAAATATTGTTGTAAACACACCTTATAACAATTCATTATACACAGCATTTAAAGGTGCTAACCATCCTACTCAGTATATCAATGCTAACCTTGCAGGTGGTGCGACTGTAGCAGGTAACGGTAACCTAATTTATAATATATTTGAATTAATTAAATGGGGCAACGATAGTACACCAAATGATGATTGGAACCCAGCAAAGCGTTCAAATCAATTAGATGCATTCTTAATGAATGATGCTACTATTTTACGTAACATGACTGTACAAGGTCATGGTGGATTTATGTGCGTACTTGATCCAGATGGTCAAATTCTTACTAAGTCACCATATATACAAACAGGTTCAAGTTTCTCACAGTCGATAAACAGACAAGCATTTAGAGGCGGCATGCTAGTTGATGCGTTCTGTGCTAATACACCAGTTAAAGTAACTAGTGTGGAAGCAAATGGTTACGAGCTACTTATAACAGCTGAGCCAGGAAGCGGCTTAGCAATTAGAAAACCACAAACACCATGTCCATTTTATATTAACGGTATTAGATACCAAGTCAACGATGTTACAGATTATAATGATGGCGGACTAGGTGGATCTGTTGCACCAACAGCAAGATTAATTCTAGACTCGACATCAGGTCCAAAGAGCGAAGTTGACCCAAGTGTAAACATAGGTTGGGATACAGTTGAATTACCGATCCTCGCTGGCGGATTTGCTCTCACACTACAAACAGCTGGTAACAGATCACAACTAGGT